TTCATTTCTTCTTCTTTTTGTTTTTCTTGTTAGTTGCGACACGCTGACCTCTAACGGGCAATGGTCTAGTTTTCATAGTATTCTCCAAAGCGAATCATATAGGTGACTTCCATAGCTCGTTGACCTACTTGGGTAGCCCACAGCGAATCTAGGAATTCATCTGCTGCGTCCTCGTAATCCCGTACTTCCATAGCTCGTAAAGCCAGTTTGAACTTCCTCAACCTTGATATACCAATATTGAAACATAGGTTTATCATAGCATCCTTTCTTACTTGATCGAGGTCTTTATACCACCTAAAGGAGTTATCTAGTTCTTCCTCGCATCTACGGATGTCATTCTTCAACAGATAGTAGATTTCGTCATGGGATAAGCCTACGTCATCTAGGTTACGTCCTACGCCTATGGTTAGAACGCCAACAGAGTCTTCGTATGGCTTATTTCTTATCCCTTCGTGCTTCACCAAGAGGTCAATCAAGCTCTTCATTGTACTCTCCCTCTATAATATCGGGCTGAACCACAGCGTCAGTTACCCCAGAGATAGTAATATTGACTGAAGGCCGTCCTCCTAGCTTATCTTTATCAAAATCACTCTGCGGAAGTATCCTATCTACGATTAACTTCCATGCAGCAGCCTGATTCTTGTGGTCATCATCCACAGCAGCCCTAAATATAGAGTTAATCACAGCGTCAGTGTCTCTTCTAGCCAAGAATCGCTGTTTCATCTCTATCATTGCCGCCCTGTCTCCTGGTGGACGACCTCTTTTCCTGTTTTTAGGTACAGCTATCTCAGACTTTCTAGGACGACCTCTCTTGCGTTTTACAGGCTCGTCAATAGGAACATCGTCTGTCTCGTTATAGGCCGTCATAGAGCCTCCTGTGAATTAATAGAAACTATTTTACGCCTATTTTTTGGCAAATGACCACTAAAATATAAACTATTGATATACAAAGGGAATGTTGGAGTGCATTTTTCTCTCTTTTTTTAAATTACCTGCTGCAAATTTGGGGGGCTACTATAATAATTACCGCATGGCAGCACCCCTCCCCGCCCCTAAATCCACACGCACCCTAGGGTTTTATCGAACGAACGCTCGATCTATGTTCAAATTTTAACCAGGTGGCGAGATTCGCTAAATAGTGGTGAGATTCGCTAAGTGTAAGGGCAGGGTTGGCAACCCATAGCCTATAACCCCACCCATAACCCCACCATCTATTGCCTATATAGAAGCAAGAACAATTCGCAAAATTGAAACAATTTGTTTGCAGATAATTCTTTAGATAAGTTCTATTCAATCGAAACAAAGAGTAGAATCGTGACTCATTCAACGGAAAACAGAGGGCAACAATATGATTACATTAGGCAACGGATTTGAATCACTCACTATTGATTACGATCCAAAAAAATATAAGACAAAGGCCGCAGCGGCTAAGGCTCTACATAAAGCGCTTACAAAGCTTGAGCTTGAATTAGGTGGCAATGAATCGGAAGTAATCATTCAAACGCCAGAAGAAAGCGAAGCGGGTGGTTATGGTAAAAATTGGAGAGTGATATGGGAAAGCGGCATTTATGAATGGGCGTATGGGTGTGGAATAGCAAACTATGATGCGGGTTGGTACACCGAGCCTTACTATTCATTTGATCTATGCTTTACAAACTAAACACTAACGCCCTCGAAAGAGGGCATAACCAAGGGGTTAACACAATGCAAACTAATCATCTAACAGCGCATTTTGATAAGACGTACACTTTCGGCGGGTTTTCTGTAGGTTTACAGATTGATGAGTATGAAGGCACTAGCAATGCCGACTTGTTTATTATTAAGGAGGGCAAATTGTATAAGTGCAATTTTGCTGAAGTAGATGGGTTTAGCGGCGACATAAGGCCAGTTTTAGATAGTGGATACGATATATCAAGAAAGCCTTTATATGCGGGCGTGAGAGAGAAATTAACCGACTGGCTATACGAAAACGGTTATTAAACCAATCACGCCCACTTCAGCGGGCATTTTAACCAAGGAGATACACATAATGGATAAAACAACACTAATAGCAATCCTCATGGTGGTTCGCCAGATGCAAAAAGTATATCAGCAAGAAGATATAGCGCAGCAGACTGATTACACGATGGGCAAACAAATAGCCGCCGATCAAATTGTCGAGATGCTTCAAGACACGATCGACTCACACGCTAGATAAACACAATCGCCCCGTTTAGGCGGGGCATTTAATAGACTATAAGAGGGCGAAACAATGCTAACAATTAAACAAATCCAATCTAGCGACTCAATAAACGATAGCGCAAAGCAATGGGCGATAGATAACCTAGACTATATCAATTCTGCTAATAAGCTGTTAGGTAGCAGTCTAAAGGTAGAGAAGGGTGAGAAGGAGGGGTTTTATACTTCTATTCTATATCTTCAACCAGCGGACAAGGTAGCGACTAGAACGCTATGTGCCGGTGCTAAGCTTGGCGGATGTCTTAGGGATTGTCTAATAGAAAGCGGTCAATTAGGTATGACGACCGGACAACGTGCCGCTACTAGAAGGACTATCATATTTCTACTTGATAGCGATAGATTCTATACGATGTTGCGTAAAGAAATTGACGCTCTATACCGCAAGCATGGCGATCAATTGGCTATTCGACTCAATGGGACTAGCGATATTGATTTTAGCGACTTTATCGCAACAATGCCGCACGTTAGATTCTATGATTATACCAAAATTTACCGCCGAATGATCCATAATCGCCTAGATAATTATGATTTAACCTATAGCGGATCGGCGTTTAGTCCTAAGTCTATTGAGATAACCGGTCGCGCTGTTAGAGAAGGTCATAGAGTAGCGATAGCGTTTAATACCGCCGAACGAAAGGGCGAATTTCCAATGCCTAATGATTTGTTAGACTTTGACGAAACAGACCTTAGATTTTTAGACGGCAAAGGATTGGGCGGCTTAAAGTGTAAGGGTGGTAGTGTAGCCAAGCGCTTAGACTCAATGGATAAACCTAATTTCTTTTTCACGCCTAAAACATACAATCAATTAAATAACATAATAGCGAGGGGTTAATTATGATCGATTTTGAAATAGTAGAGAATGGCAAGTCTAAGTTCATAACGTGGAATAAACTTTGTGAGTTTGCAGGCACTAAAGCTTATCAACCGTCTACGCCCGAACTAGCAAGCGTTAAAATGGAACTCGCTAAGCGATGGTCGTTAGATCCTGACGATGTAATCGTGCGAATGAATCGACAGCCAATACTGTAAGGGGCAAATCATGATAAACACAGAAAAAGTAGAAGACTTTTATTTAGACTATTTTAACAATTATCTCACCATTGACCGAATTGCTAGTGATTACGGTTATTCTAAGGATAAGGCCGCAGCTTTAATTAGTTTTGGTCGCAAGATAAATCATTCTAGATCAACCACAAAGCAAACCAAAGCAACAAAGCATCGGAAAAATTGGCGTTTATGGCTGCAAAGTTGCGACCTAATGATTGCTGCGGGTTTTGAGCCTAATGCTAGATATTCAATTGACTACGGCAAAAACTCGATCACCTTAACGCTAGACGAAAACGGCAAGCGCAAAGTATCAGACACTGCTCGAGGGGCAACGCTAGATCTGAATAATTCTAATCTTGCAGCTTATGATTTTACTAATGGCGTTCATTGGCAATTTTCCGATGGCGTAATAGTTATTAGGGAGGGCAGATAATGGCGGATCTAGGATATTGTGCGTTCGATGGATCAAATCTCGCCTATGAATGCTATTACCCAAAAGAGCGTCGCTATTGGAATGGATGGGCTTGCCCCTTGGGATTAACTAAAAAATCCTTCTTATCCTTTATGCGCGAGCAAATAAAATTCGCCAGGCTAGATGATTTTTCAATGGATTTTTTTATTGATTGCTGCAATAACGCTAGAATCGTGATTATTAATTGCGGTGATAAAGATGAAACAACCTTATATTCGGTTGAAGATTTGGGTTTATGTTGGAACGAATGCGATAAACATGGAAAAACAAAAGGGGCAGAATATGATTAAGGAATTTTTCGGAATGGCGGCTTTGATTGCCGCTCTCATATACGTTAGTAATATAGATCATGAAGACGCGCAGCGCGATAATAAGACATATTGTGAGATGGTGGCTATTTGGGAAAATGATCCTAGGCCAGAAATAGATAGAGCAGGGTGGCCACCATATAATCCAGATATTAAATGCGAGGGCGAATAATGTTTAGACTAGCGCGAGGCGATAACACTATCGGCATACACTATAACAGCGAGAACGAGGCGAGAGACGGCCTAGAGTTCTATATTAAGGATCACCGCAAGCATTTTGCAGGATTAGTAGAGCGGGATTATTACGCTTATGGTCGCAAGATGCTATTTTCTGAATGCGAGAAAATTGCGGAGGCGATGTTAAGGTCTGAGATTCAAATTAAAGCCGTCAAATAAGGCCGATTTAAGGCGATTCTGGGGCTTTTGTTTTTAGGGGTGAATTGATAACACCCTGAACCATAACGTCCAATACAGGGGCAAATAGAAAGGATTACAGGGGGTTTTAATGAATAGCGAGTTAAGCACTAGCCTTGTCTGGCAAATGAACCAAGAAAAATTGCCCGAGGCTGAAAGAAATAAGCTCGAGCCTAAGCACTATCTTGATCGGGTTAAATGGCAATCGGTAGAGTTAAGGCCGATGATTTATCCCCTTAATCGTAATTACATGATTTGCGAATTATTAGCCCATTGGGTGTGGCGTAATCTTAAGCTCGATCTATCTGAGAAAATCGAAGTGGGAACGGTGGGCAGCTTCTCATTTGTTAGGGTGAAGGGGCGCACGTTCTCTGAGCACCGATATAACATCACTGAGCTTGATCGGAATGCTGCTAAGGTATAAGGTTGACGGTCGGTGTGACTAGCACCGCAAAAGCGCAAGGGGGACGCTACCCGCCCTAGATATTGTATGTAATCCAACCGACTAACACAAGGGGGATATATGTCTGATTTAACTCTATTACTCTCGCGCCTCGATGCTGTGAGACGAATAACCGACTCTCGGTATATTGCTAAATGCCCTGCGCATGATGACGGCGACCCGAGTTTATCCATTCGGCAATTGCCCGACTCTCGCATTCTGATTAAGTGCTTCGCGGGGTGTGGTGCTTTAGACATCCTGCAATCTCCCTCTGTCTCTTTAGATTGGGGCGTGTTAATGCCAGATGACGGCCTGTATGAGCCTGTAGCGGAACGCCTCGAGAGAGAGGCAAGGCGCGACCTTATGGTGGACTATCTGCTAACAGTCCAACGCGAGGGAGGCAAATTAAGCGAAGAGGACAAGGCTTTAATACTAAAGCGCAAGTTTTCTGGGGGTGGCTTATGAGCTTTGTTAAGCTGCCTCGAGCAATCCGAGAACACCCACTAGGCGGTGACCCTGAGTGTTTGGCGGTGTTTGTCCACCTACTGATTAATGCGGCCTATGAAGATCAAGAGGTGACGTTTAACGGTGAGAAATTGCAGATCAAGAGAGGGCAATTAATCTTTGGTAGGCAGTCCTACGCGCAGCGAATCGGGGTGACTGAGGCGACCCTGAGACGGGCTATTCGGAGGCTGAAAAAGTGGCGGCTGATTGGCGGCGAATCGACCAAGCGATACACAGTAATTACGCTGCTTCCAAGCGATTTGTGGCGGGACGTTGACCTAGCGAATGGCACAAAGAAGAATATATATAATAATAATACTAATATTACAGAGAAGGTCGGCAAAAATCCGACCCTTCCCCAAGTGGTGAATACAATCAAAGCGAAGAAGATCAGAGTGGATGCGGAGGACTTTTTTAATTATTACGATGCGCGAGGGTGGAGGTTGCCAAATGGACAGCCAATAGTGAATTGGATTTCACTGGCCTACTCTTGGGCAAAGCGTGACAAGGCGAAGGCTGAACCTGATTCGTGGGAGGTGGTCAAATGAACATACCTCCACACGTTGACTTCAATGAGTACGTTTCCGTAGTGGGCGAACTCGAGGCACAAGAAATACATTCCGCAGGGCGTTGGGTTGACGACCTAGTGGAAAGATCGAAGGGTGTTCAGGAATACGGGGACAAGCTGCCCTGGTCAAAAACCTGGGACGGCGGCATTCGCTTTAGACCCAGTGAAGTTACCGTCTGGGCAGGACAAAATGGTCACCGCAAGAGTATGTGCTTGGGCATGGCGGCTTTGTGGTGGGCTAAGGATGGTCGCAAGGTGGCTATCGCGAGTCTTGAAATGCAACCTACCGAGACGTTATGGCGAATGTGTCTACAGGCCGCAGGATCGTCTACAGGGGGAACGCCTACCGAGGAATTCATTCGAGAGTTTTCCGCATTCGCGGACAAGAATATTCTGATTTACGACCAGTTGGACAGCGTGAAGACAGAGAAGATCTTGGGCTTTGTTCATTACGCAGCCAAGCATCTTGGATGTAATCACATCATCATTGACTCACTAGCGAAGGCAGGTATATCCGTTGAGGATAGGCAAGGTGAGACTGAGTTTATAAACCGTCTGGCATGGGCTGCAAAGCATCTCAAATGTCATATCCACCTAGTGGCACACATCAGAAAGCCACAGAGCGGCATGGAGCATAAACCTGCTACCAAGTACGAGGTTAAAGGCTCATCAACCCTAGTGGATTTGGTTGATAACGTGATCGTGGTTCACATGGACAAGAAGCGCGATCAGTTAAAGCACCTGCCTAGTTTGACCGAGGAACAACAGAACTACTTTGACAGTCATCACGATATGCTTTTGTGTATCCAGAAACAGAGACATGGGGCGTTCGAGGGGACGTTTGCGTTCTACAATCACCCCAGTTTGCAGATGACAGCCCAAGAGGGAAAGGCTATTCCTTTTGATTTCAATGACTTAATTCAGACAAAAAATGAAGAAATTTGTCCGAAGATCGAACTAGATCAACTTGATTTCTGACGGGCGCAAAGTCTCGCTACGGGCGTGTCTACGGGCGCAACGTCTTGCCTACGGGCGTATCTACGGGTGTGGCAGAAGTACTTGTGACACACGCTCAACCGTCCGATGAAAAAGTTATAAAAAAGTTAGACATAATGGGTAATGTTTGGTTTAATTAAATCGACTTCAACAAAGGGGAAATGTTATGCACTTGAATACTATAGAAAATTTCTTGAACCGCGAAGATGTATTCACTTGGCTTGATGGTGAATACCTCGATATACCAGATGAGATAGCTGATGAGTTTGTGGCTTTGGCTATCAGAGAATCTGGTTTTGACTTCCTAATCAGCGCACTCCACACGCAAGCCTACTGCGAGACATTCGCGGCAGACCTAGTACAAGCACTGCAATCTGGTCGCCTGTTTGATATAGCGATGTTTCACGAAAGAGCCATTGAAGCACTCAGGGGTTACGCTCGATACGTCCTAGATTGTAATGCGGACATTGCGGTCGCAGCCTACAAGAAGTTCCAACGCCAGTATGAAGAAGGCGAAATCCAGAACGCCAAAATCCTAGAATTCAAACCATTTTAAGAGGGGAATAACATGACTTGGGAAACACTTAGCAAGATCAACGTAAACGACTACACCGAGAAGAAAGGCAATCTGACTTACCTCTCGTGGGCTTGGGCATGGCAGAAGCTGATGGAACATTACCCTGATGCTGTGTATCAGTTCGAGCCTAATGAGTATCACCCTGACGATTCAGTGACGGTACATTGCACCCTGACTGTAGACGGTATTACTCGTCCTATGTGGTTGCCAGTGATGGATAACCGCAACAACGCCATATCTAAACCGACTAGCCGTCAAATTTCTGACACTAAGATGAGATGTTTAGTCAAAGCAATTTCAATGTTTGGCCTTGGCTCTTACATCTACGCAGGGGAGGACTTGCCAGAAGATAACTCAACCATCTCTGACGATCAGGCTAAGACGCTCAATAAGCTCTTAGAGGAAACGAAAAGCGATGTAGCTAAGTTCTGCTCTATCTTTAAAGTTTCGTCTGTTAGCGGGCTGCTGCTGAAGGATTACGACAGGGCTTTATCTGCACTCAACAAGAAAAAGGAGACAATGAAATGAGCGATCCAGTAATGGTAGACCTAGAGCGTTACTTGTCTGCACAGGAAGAGGCGTTGGAAGAGGAAGAACAACGCGAGCTAGAAAGACTAGCAGAAATCAAGTCTGACATCTTTAGCATTCTTAATGCTCCGATTGAAGTATCAGACAAGCTTGATAGGTTAGTTAGCCTGGTGGAGTTTGAGATTCAAGAGGCTAGAAATGAGGCTTATTGAGTGCGAACAAGGAACAGAGGAATGGCTGCAAGCTCGTTGCGGCGTTCCTTCTGCCTCAATGTATTCAAGGATTGTCACCACGAAAGGTGAATGGTCTAAGTCTGCACAAGGGTATATTGACCAGTTAATCATGGAGAAGGTTACTGGGCAGCCTACCAAGTTCGAGCAGAATGAATGGATGCTGCGAGGGACAGAGTTAGAACCTGAGGCTAGGGATTTCTATTCATTCATCACAGACCAAGAGGTTACAGAGGTAGGGTTTTGTTTACACGACACACTAGCTACTGGATCGTCACCTGACGGTCTGGTAGGAGAGGACGGAGGGCTAGAGATTAAATGCCCTATGCCTGAAACGCAT